TGCCCATTCTGGTTTACCGTCTGCTGCAATAAAACTATTGTCTACCTTAGAATCAGAGGTAGAGAAGCCTCGAATCTCTGTTGATAATCCCTTTAATGTATTAGCACAAATTCTATTTACGATACTTACAATAGAATAAATTTTGCCATTATACATTAAAAACTACGCTCTATCTAAACTACCTATTGGAGAACCTCCTGATACCAGCTATTCTCCAGAACCGCTAATCCATTCATTGAAAAAGGATGCCGCAATAGTAGACCGGATAGCGTTATAGGCTTGATAGAATCCACCTTTACGTCCTCCGCCACTTAGTCTATGAGCAATAATATTGTATGCATATTGCTATCTATCTGGCGATTCATTCTCTAAAAAGGTTCTTAGTGGAGTCCTACTGACAATATGAATATTCTTAGACTTGGCAGATTGCCATTTAACTGACGCGTTAGTAGCAATTTCAATTGTAGCTGTAGTACCATTCTATAAGGTAACGCCAAGATTAAATAAACCATTAGAAATAATATCTACTTTCGCTGTACGACCGGATTGAGCGCCAACCGCAGTTCCGGATTGCTTAGTTGTAGGAATAGTGCCTCTATCCCAAGTTAATTTTCCGCCAGAATGCGCAATTAAAGAATCAAATGCCTAATCTGCATTATCCGAAATCTCGAATAATACATTCTTCATCATTCGTTCTGCCAGAGGTTCACCAATAGCTCTAGAGAAGATATTAGCAATAGTAGAAGCAAAACTTTGTGTAGAAACAGCACCGTTAATAGATAAATTTTTTGCCGCTGTACTTAAATATCCTATAACCTATGATGCAATTCCAATCGTATTCAAAGATACTAAAGACACAACATCATTATAAGCGACTTTGCCCTCAAATACTTTCTATAAAGCCGCGAAAGCTCTTAACTCGCTCTTGCTCGGCGTAGCATTTACAAGGTCTAATGCTTGCTTAATATAGTCAAAAAACTTAGAAGCATCATCTACTGGGCCGTTAAGTAGCATAGAATTATACTGATTAGATATATTCGTAACCGCATCTTCATACGACCCGCCATCTATAACGCTACTATATTTCTCCATGAGTAGATTGTTCATAGCTGCCGCAATACTATCAAGAGTTTCCTCCATAAGAGGACCTTCGCTTAAAGCTTTAATAATCTATACACTAGATCTCGCAGCCGCGGTATCTTGATTCATCTGCGCTATTAAAGCTTGAGCCTGCGCAGCAGATGCGGCTCCACTGGCTTTCATATCATCAAGAATAAGTTGGGTCTTATATTTATACCAAGCCGCGGCGGGCGCAGCTAAATGCTATGCTGACTATTGTTTATAGTGAATATAAAAATGATCGACGTATGCATCAACATCGATCGGCATACTCATGTCACCAAGATTATGTTTCTTTTGATGCATGGATGCGGATTTTGGTATTCTAGCCATATCTCCTTTACCTCCAGATAAAAAGAAAAAGGGAGGACATTAAGTCCTCCCTTAAACTCAGATTAAGTCCTCGTCTTCATCCTCTACAAAACTTAATCGTTTAGCATTAGATTGAGTTTGGACTGGTTCTGTATTTTTTAACTCCGCGTCATGTCCCTCCGGAGTGTTTATTCCCCCGCTGTGCAGGCTGCTCTCTTCTCCTCTGCGGCAGTTACGTCGTCCATAACAACCTGGATAGCAGCAAGAACTTTCTTGGTAAGATCGAACTTGGTATAGCCAGGGAATGCGTCAACCACAAAGCTGAAAGTAGAAGGATCACCGCTAGATGCCATAGAGAAGGTGAAGTTAGACTGAACCTTACCATTAGGAATTACAAATTCCGCAGGCATATCAAGACCAGTATTCTCATCACGGAACAGAGTAGAAGCCTCAATATAGAAGTTCTGACCCTTAATCTCTGGGGTGATTTCGATTAGCATTGTGTTAGAAACCTTTTTGATGTAGTAGTCAACAAGAACGACCTTGCCAACTTCAAGATCCTTATGTCCAGCTGCGCCATCAGCATAGCAGGTAATAGTGGTCTTACCATCGCCATAAACAACAGCGGCAGGAACGCAAGGTTCAACATCAACGGTACCAGAATCGCTTAACACCATGCAGAAGATATCAGCATTAGCATGCTTATAATCAGCTGCGGTACCAGTACCAGGAGTACCAGTAGCAACCCCATTCCAGCAAGCGATTTCTGGAATTACGATAGTGTTCTTAGTGTCTACCTGAACCTGAGAAGTCATGTGAACATAAACAGGCTTGTTTTCAGTAGCTTTTGCTAGACCAGCACCAGAAAGAATAGCCAAGCTCTCTGGACTAATAAGAGCATCTTCCATATTGAAGGTGAGAGTACGCTCGCCTTCCCATGCGATCAAACGAGTGTTACCACGTCCACCAGTTGCATAAACTGTGGTAGAAGCACCCTCAAGGCTAGAAGTCTTTAGAGAATCGAAATAAATGACAGGCTCATTCTTATAGAAAGTGCGGCCGCCGAGAGTCATCTTAGACTTAGCACGGAATGCTACGTCGCAAATTTCGCGTACGCCAAATCTCATAGTATATTTCCTCCTTATTTATTGGGATGTAATTCTTTCATCCAAGATTCAACTTGTTTATCGGGCTTCCCGCCCGCAAGTCTAACTTTAAGGTCGGTATCCCATTCAACATAACCCGTATATCTCTCCATTAAATCAAATAGTTGAAACATATTTAATGCTCCACATTCACTTAATGAAATTACTTTAGCTACTGTCAAAATAGAAATATAACGAGTTAAAACGCTTTCATTACTTGCTCCTTTCTATTCAGCAACTTTGCGGCGATTCCGCATGATTTTATCCGCGATTTCTTTAGCTCGATCATTGGCAGGATTATAAATAACATTCTCGCCCTAAAACAAACTGTTTACGCATAAAACCTAGCGTATTACACTCTAGAAAACAGTAAAGTTACTATCATCTATCATTACTGTTTTAGCGGTCTCACCAACGATAGTAAGAATAATGCTATTCTTAGTAATCATTGCTGTATACTCAGGAAAAAGTAACTTAAGCAGAGTAATCAAAGCAATCTTTTTTTCTTTATCCTACGATTGCTCTAATACTTTCATCAATACTTGAAAATTAGTCAAAGACGCTAAAAGAGTTTCGTCCTATACTAATGACTCTTTCTCTAAACAGATATATTGAACAGCCATAAAAAATTGCTACTCACCCATGTAAGCTATATCTTTAATGGTCGGGACATGGACAGTTAATTGTAATTCAGGAATAGGAATATCAATCCCGGCCATTAAAGCTAGTCTATAATCAGCCATTTACAGGATTTTTCTAGTCCTCATGACCTCTAACAGCTAGATAGGTCAAGGACACTCCTGCAAACTCTTCATTATATACATAGGGGGTAGCAGATACAAATTCAAGCTCACCGATACCAGTCAAATGAGTTTTATCGAGCATAGCATCTATCTCTCCCGCAACTCTATAGGGTCGCAGTTCAAAGTCTCCTAAATCCCAGTTATCATAATGGCAAATAATATCAATACCAAATGTATTATCTCGATACTCTGGGTTTGAAGAATTTCTAATGACAGTGCCATAAGTCAATCTAATATAGGTTTTTTCTTTACTATCAATCTTGATTTTAGGAACAGAAGAAATCTGGTGACTAGTAAATAGTTCCTTAATCTAATCTCCGTTTGGTAAAGGTTGAGATTGCCAGTCTCTTGTTTCATAAACTAATAATCTCAGGAGATTGGGATTTGATAGAATACGGTCAATAATAATCGCCGCGTCTTTAGGCATACCCAATAAACTAGACTTGGGGTATTCATATGAATTATGTTTCATGCGCGATCACCTCAATACAATGATTCAACTACAATAACTTTTTCTCTTACATCATTATCCTTTACCCATTGTAATGTAAATTGACCACTTGTAGTTTTATTCCAAATCACTGTAGCTGTCTAATTTCCAGTCACTTGTAAACAAGCAGGAACATTTTCAAGTATTTTCCATTCTCCGTCCGCAATATCGACGGAGTAGGTCGCCGCAATTTTCGGCTTTATAAAAGTCTCACCAACAATCTTGCTATCAGGAGTCGGATTAGTAGGTTCAAAGACCAAACCATCTTTCATCTCTCTTTCAAGATCATCAGTGGTATCATTCCAATAGTTCTCTTCCGCATTGACTTCGATAATATTCTTCATACTAATCGAATCTGGAGCCTCAACTCTCCAGCACTTCCCCGCAAAGATAAATTCTGAATATCTATCAAAAGCATGAAGTGTCTTTTCATTACGCGGCATAAGAATATTTAAACTTAGATTAGGGGTATCAATTCTCTATTGATTTTTTTGAATAGAGTTGATTTGCGTCTCTACTGGGCCTCGAATGGCTGCATAAGTAGAACACCAATTACCATCCTAATCCTTAAAACGAATCTTATATCTACAGCGTCTTATTTCTCCTCTAAAGTAGGCATCTTCAGTAATCTCTTGAGTATAGATTAACCAGTATGTATTTGTTTTTTTCCATTCAAAGACATCACCTGGCTCATATCCATGCTCGTAATCAATAGAAACGATCTTATCATCGTAGTCCTGTTTTACTTTATCGGGATTAATAAGCGCACGAACCTCTCCAAAAATCCCCATATCGACGTCAACGCCGGAAGGATCAAGTTCAAGCACTTCAGAATTTTTCTGAACCATCTCAATTGAAGCAGCTTGATAAGAATATAATAACGCTCTATGTAAAGTGCGCTATTTATCTCTAATCATGCGGTCTTCCTGGTGAATACCGCCTTGCCACTCAAATCTTTTCCGCATCATTTCAAGATTAATCATTTTTAATCACCTGAGTTAATAGGTCAATACATCTAAATACAGTCTTTCTATAAATCATAAAATCATTACAAACATCTGAGGTCAAGCCCTCTAACTTTGATAATAAAATTAACCCTTCTACTTTATTCTTGTAAATACGTACCAAGCCAGAAATTTCTTCCAGCATAGTCTTTAGATGTGTCTCCCAATCTTCTCCATTCTCACGCATAGGAATTAACTTCCATAGTTGATTGATAAGTCTCTTCAAGTCTTGATCAACGGTATCCATTGGAAAGTTGATATTATATTTATCCATCGAAAGTACTCGTTTCTCTAAGAGTAGACCAGTTAGATTTAATAGATCCGTTATTATCAATCAATTTTCTGCGCTTATAGAGGCGTTGCATATGATGCGCCTAACGCTCAGCCTCTCTTTTAAGTTCCATTAATTTAGCTAGATGGTTTGCTTGAGAAGTCATTTTAAAGTCACTACCAGAGTATTTCATTCTTGTTTGTTCAACAGAGGCAACTTGACGCTAAAGCCAAGTATTATACATTAGTAGTGCGAGAATGTTAATTTCTTCGGAAGTTAAATGGCAATTAAAAGTTTCGCCATTTACATTATAATCATAGAGTGGGAAACGCGGAAATTCAAATCCTGGGATGGCATCAAGTAAGATATTTAGCAAATCTTTCTTGGTATCTTCCTCAGTCCACTCCATATACATATCATCAGTAATCTTGCCGAAGAAACGGTTGTATATATCTTCAAAGGGTGTAGGATCCCCTTGAATTGGATACTTTTCATCCATGGGGATTACCTCCCTTATTCTTTAGCCTCCACGGGCTTTTTAATTGTAGTAATAGAAGAACGACGTCCAGTTGCCGCAGGAGCGCTGATAACTTTTTCAGCTTTCTTCTCATCTTCGTCTGGCTTCATATTTTCAATAGCTTTACTCACATCAAAACCAAGCTGAGCTTTAATAGCTTCTCTCTTATCATAGTCATTCAATGGCTTACTAACAGCGTACTTCTTAATAAGATCTTTTGTCCCATCTGGGGCAAAATCAAGAGCGTCTTTGAACTCATCAATAGAACAAGAATCCATCCAACTAGGAATCTGGTCCTCGGTTAAATAATATTCTGGTACAACGTCTCCATTAATTAAATAATGAACAGCTTCTTCATTATTAATAAATAGATAATCATAGATAAGTTCTTTTCCTCCTGGAATCATTGATAAAGCCTCTAATTCTTTAAAACTAATATGCTTTACTTCATGCGGAGCAAATTCTCTACGAATATTCATCTCAGGAATATTATAAATTACGATTCCTGCGCTCTTGTTATAAACATCATACTGTTCTTTCATAATAAAACTCCTTTTTCTCAAATAAAAAATGGGGATAGGGATATATCCCTATCCCCTAAATAATTAACCCTTGATGTAAGTATTATCAAGCTTACCCTTAAGCTGGGTATCAATATAAGAGAAGATGTTGTTGGTCATCATAACGCCAACGCCAACCTTGCGATAGACTTGGATATCACGAGACCAGTCATCATTATCATTGCGCTCACGAACGTGAGTAGTACCCTCAAAAGCAACCTTAACAGGCTTCTCGCCAGCGCCAGAAGGAATAACCCAAGCATAACCAGGATCGATTACCTTACGGCTATTGGTTTCATCCTCAAGAGTTTGAGGAAGAATTACAACACGAATGCCCTTATAATTAGCAAGATAACCGGTATTCCAGCGTTCATCACGCATATTATCAGAAATCCAGCCAGTCTGAGGAACAATCTTTACTGCAAATTCACGAGTGCAGTAAATGGTAGGAGTACCATAAGCACTTGCAGTGGTGATAAGATGATCAAGACCACCTTCATCAAAGCCAGCCGCGCTTACACGGTTAGCGGCAGGAAGCTGATTGACAGCGCCCATAAGGGCCTGAGCAATCTCACGATAAATGAGTTCATCCATACCATCCATGATAATCTGAGTAAGCTCAGCAAAGTTTACACGACCATCAAGGAACTCTTCGAAGCCAATCTGAGCTGCTCCGCCGATAGCACTGGTACCAACTTCGAAGCTTTCAGAACCGAGCTTGAAGGTCTCGTATACGCCAGCAAGACCGACACGAGTGATGAACTGCTTAGCGCGAGTCTTACCAGTTCTACGCTTAAATACGGGGCGATCACCCTGAGCAAATGTCTGAATCTCAGCGAACTGACCATAAGCGTTGATCAAACGATTAGGAACAATATCGTCCATGGTCTGCTCCATGAGAGAGAATACTAGACGCTTATTCTGCTCATAAAGCTCTTCAGTACCAACAAGAGCATTAAGCTCACTACGAAGAGTCTCATTCATAGCGCTGTAAGAGAGATTCTCGTTATTATAAGAGAAGTTAGTAGAAGGAGTAGCGTTAGCTACATTCTTCATTAACTGTAGTAAATTAGCCTTATCCATTATTTTAACCCTCCTTTATCAACCAATGCGCTGAACTTTAACGCCAGGCTGTAAGTCAGGCATGGTGTAAACCTTTACAACCACGAATTTAGGATCTTCGTCTCCGCCTGTTGCGGTTTTACCTTCATCCTTAGTCAGATAACCGTCAGTATCAATTTTGAGCTGATCGCCAACACTTAGAGAGCCAGCTTCAGCCTTAATTGTATTAGTAGTCCAAATGTCGCCGTTAGGAACAGCGATAACACGAGGAACCATCTTAGTGCCATCTGGCATTAGCTGAGGATAGTTAAAAGTCTCAACTTCCTTCTTGAAAGCAGCATTGCTACCCTCACGGACAGCCTCACCAGTATAATCAAGAACGGTCTTAAGATCAGACTTAGTCTGACCGATTGGGCTATAGACACGAGCATTGTAGCGGTCCTTAATCATAGCGAAATCAGCATCAGTCTCGCGATCCTCATAAATCTTTACTTCATTGTAAACCATGCGCCATGGACCTGCACCATCAAAGTCACAGACGCCCTTGGCATAATCGTATTTTACGAACTGGCCATTCTCAAGTAGCTCGATGCTTGCCGCTGCGGGAAGCTGAGCGTACACCTGGCCATTGCGCTTAGCGGACATATGGTTAGGCTCAACCTGGCCATATCCGTAAGTTACAAAAGTAGCGTTACCTAAACGCTTTGCACTCTTAGCCATATTATTTAATCCTCCTTATAGCTTTTTCGCGGTCTCGCGAACTGCCTTAATCCACTCTGGGACATTATCATCAGCGGGATTTTCAAGATTAAACAATCCCTTGGGCTGGTTATCGTCCTGTTCATTGTTGTTATTAAGGTTAAAGTTGACCTTGTTGCGAACACAAATAATAGACAACTTCGCTTCAATGTCATCTAAAGAATAAGTATCAATATGCTCAACGACATCCTTCTTATCGTCATCGCTTAGCATATAGAAACCATCAATCATGCTCTGCTTCTCCTTACGATCCGCAGTTAGCTTAAACTCTCTAAGAGAAGTTACCTCTGTCTCAAGATCGCTTTTCTCTTGCTTAAGAGTTTCAAATTCGCCCTGAAGAGTCTCATACTTACCAAGTAACTCAGTATATTCAGTTACTTCATCAAGATTGTACTTCTTCTTAGGCTCTTCTTTGCCAGTATCGGCAGGCTTATTGTCGCCATCCTTTGGCTTGTTATCTTCTGGAGCAGGATTGCCTTCTGGATTCTTCTTGTTCTCGTCCTCAGGCTGCTTCTTTGCTTCGAAGTTAGGATCCTCGGGATTGCCGAGAGTCTTTTTATTCTCGTCCATAGTCTCGTGAGAGCCTCCTTTATTCAAAGTTTTCTGTAATTCAGTTAGCATAGAGAACATCGTAGTTCTAAGTTCTTCCATGTTCTCTAGGGAGAATTCAGTCTTGAATTGTGCGCCCTCAAAACATGGCTCAACTGATTCTCCGAGAATACAAAGTTTTTCAATCAATGCTTCATTGTAAATGAAAAATCTACTACCCGAATTATTATCTTTTGCCCAAAAACCTTTTTGAGTTTCTTTATTCAGTTCCATAGACTGATTGTTACCCTGCTCGAATAGTCGCTGAGACTCAGGGTAGGCGCTCGTCCAAATGTAACATTCAGTTACAAGATACTCACGCTCAACGCCTTCATCATCAAATTTCTGGAACCAAACTTTTGCGTCCGTAGGGACGAAACCGTACGGTTTAGTGGTATCAAGTATCTCGATATTTCCGCCACCCCGCAGAGAAATCTCTTTGTTGTGTCCTTCAAAATCGTTTGTTGCTTGATTAAAATAGCCAACAACAGGAGAACCGGGCAGCTTTCTGCCCATCTCTGTTGCAACTTTCTTAGTGATAACAGTTCCGTTTCGGTTGGGATTTTGTCCTACATAGCAGACCTTCACCTAACACTTGCTGATTAAAGGAGATATTTCAGTCGCATTGATGAATTCCAATGTGTTAGCAATAGGAATACTAATATGCAAGTTCTATCCCTCCTTATGACATGCTTTCACGGTTAGCAATCGTCTTATCGCTCTTTGTCTCGTCGGATTTCTCCGGACGACCAGACTATTTCTATTCCGTTACTTTTGTTGTGCTTGAACTTGTCTACTTATTCTGAGAATTATTCTAATCATTCTAATCTTTTTTGACCACGCTTCCACTCATTGTACTACTCATCATGGGTGGGATCATAATCTCAGATAGATGTAGAATCTCATTTTCGAATGTTAAAGTAGCTAAAATACTAGATTGAGAATGACCAAGAGCAATTTGCGGCAACATCTTGGGATAACCCATTTGCGCGTGTTCTTTGTACAACTTAGCCAATTCCTTGTAATTAAATTGCGTTGTCTCTAGCATTGATACTCTAAACTCATAATGACCTTTGCGATTAAACTTTTCTACTATCTTATTCAACAAATTAGCAAACTGTAAAGGCAGCTCTCTAATACTGGCTTCATCTGTTAAGATAGCATTAGTTACAGCTAAGTTGCCGTCCGCATTAAATAAGTTACGAGAAATACCAGCGTTATTAAACACAGTACGCTCGACTTTTTCAAGATCATCTGTCGTAGTATTGGAATTACTATCCTTGGTATCGATCTTCTCAATATCAGCAAAAGTAGTAAGCACATCCACACCGACCGCACGCTTAAGCATCGCGACTGCATTATTATGGATATCTCTTGCTTCATCTACATCGAAGATTAAGTCACCATTCTTATCAAGTGGTAACTTCTGAATAATAATTTTTAATAGCTATTGCATTGTCTTCTATCTATCTAACTCTTGAGCTTGGTCAAGATCGATAATAGAAGGAATAACTCCAACAAGAGGTGGAAAACAACTATCGTTTAATCCCAGCTTTACTGAAACTGCGGGGTCGAGAGGATACCAGCAGCTTAAATCTCCTGGATAATCCCCCTTAAGCTTGCCTTGTTTATATAAGACATAGCCTTGCTAAACATCCTTGGGGAATGTTTTTAGAATTGCCATTCTCTATTGAATATTAGAAAAATAGGCATCAAAGAACTAAAGATTTAGTTCTACGATTGGGTCAACTCCAGAATAATAGCGATTACGACAATATGAAGCGGGAAGTTTCTGAATACCAAATCTATCCCCGAAATCTACGAAGATGCCATAGTAGACACCATCTTTCATAATATCGAGAGCAATATTTCCGCATAGTCGCTTAACGTCAGATCGATCAAGGTACAATAGTACCTTTGAAAAGTCACCAAGAATCTTATTTTCTTTTTCCTTAGATACATCTGTAAAGTAAGGAGTTACATACCAGTCATATCTATAAAGAGTAGCTAAGTATTTACACAATCTGTAATAAATACCGCTAGACTCAAAGAAATATTCAGAAATCTCTCTTAGTGTCTTATAATCATGTCGGTAAATAGCATTGAGAACAAAGCTCTTATCGCCGTAGTTTGGGTTGACTTTCTTGTAAGTGCCAAGATTTACGAGTGCATTATCCACGGTACGAATGCCCACCCGCATTTTAGCATAATCACGTGGAGCCATATCTTCTTCGCCCATTAGATTAAAGCCTTTATCTCGTATATCTTGTTGTCTGCGCTTAAGCAAGGTTTGTCACCTCCTTAATACCCGGCCTTCTGCATTATATAGTCATACGTTAATATATTTTCATCCGTATATGGAATCTCTATTAAGGTAAGACCTTTCAATGCGCAGAATCTCCTCTTTTGATTATCATTATATTTCTATTGATACAATCCTCTATTGCCGCCAAATTTACTAACTGCTTGATAATGCTATTTTCCTTGATACTCAATCAAGAAATCTAGATTGCCATCGTCATCAAAAACGGCAAAGTCAAAACGTAGAGGACGTCCACTAGGGGCTTTCAATCCCGCGAATTCATACTCTTCTTTAAAGTTAATATCATTCGCTTCTAGGATCTCATGTATCTTAATTTCTCCTCTTGATGCTCGCATAGATTAAATCACATCCTCTATCTATTATTAAAAAATCTAATAGGGCTATTATTTAACTATGCCCACTTAACTAATAAACATAAAATCAGCGAAGCGACCTTTCTTTCTCTTGCGCTTACTATCTTCTTCTTGCTTAATATAATATAGACCGTATTCAAAAGCTGAGAATTTATCCTTTGTAATAGATTTATTAGCTTGCTTCAAGATAATATTAACGCCTTCATTTTCCTCGCGCAAATTCAACATTTCATCTCGCAGAATAGAAGTATAAGTGAAAGGTTGTAAATATGCCGCTCTTTCTTCTGGTTTCATTGCTTGACCTTTTTTAGTTCCCAGCAACTTATTTTTCGCGATTCTTTCATCAATTAAGAATTTTACCTTGCCAGCCCGCATTTGTGTCTATGCATTACTGTGAGCTTCGGTGTTAATTGGCGCATTAGCTTTAATCTCATAAATAGCATCATATTCTGTTCTATCAGTTCTATACTTCTTATACTCTCCATCATCATCATTCTATACGCCAAAATCAGGGAAGAAATCATCTGTCTCAGGGTCAACTTGAGACTTAACCATATAGTCCATTAGACCAGCGCCCAAACCATTACCGTCGATAACAACGGTCTTAGCCTTGAACTAATAATATAACTTTTTAATTTTAATTGCCTAATCTTCGAAATGCTCGTCGTCCATTGTAAACATATTAACCAATGATTTAATTGCAGGTCCCTAAGACTGTGGTGTAACTTTGAAAACGCAAATTACACTTTGACATTTTTTACGTCCAACGTCCACAGACAAGACATAATAAGCTCTATCAGAAGAGCGACCAGAAGCTTCATATTCTGGTTGCTGTAATTTACGATTACGGTCAAATACTTCGCCATTAAAGAATGCATCCTCAACTGTACCACTCCAACGAGATTCATACTCTCGATCAAAAGAGGCCTCATTAAAGGTACCGTCCTACTTTAGTTCTTGAACGAAATTTTTACTTTGTAGACCAACTAATACAGGGATACGCCAAGTACCGCCCATAACAATCGCTTTCTCTGGATCAAGAACCATACGAATCAAGAGCTGAATCAACTTATTGTACGGGAAGGTGTTCTTCCAGCCTGCGGTGGTAACATAGATTTGACTCTTATTCAAGGTTTCTGCTTCTTGAACAGTACCGTCCATGCACTCACGGTCAATGTTCATTAGCGGAATAAGAACTTCGTTCAAAATGGTGCCATCAACACCAACACATTCCTCAATTAGACCTCCATGACGACGCTTACCACGAGAACTCTCTCTTGCGGCAACGTTATCAAAGTAAGAACCATTTTTGAAGATATACTTACAATAGTCTTTACCTTCTTGAGTCTTACCTCTTCGCCAGTCAATCTCTCTTTCAAATGCAGGAATCTTCTAACAAATTTCCTAAACCTTTTCTTTAGCAATGCCAGCGGCCTGTTCTTTACCTCCAGAAGTAACAAATAGTTTACTTCTTGGATACAAAATACATCTACACATTAGTACCATGATAGATAAGAAAGACTTAGAATAAGCACGCGGGAATACCATGTATACATATTTATAACGCATAGCTGCTCGCAAGAATACTCTTTGGTAGAAGAAGAAATTCAATTCCTTCTTACGAGTAAGATCTCCGCCAGTCTAGAGAAAATCTACGAAAATATCAGGATATTCTCTCCAAAAAGCAATGTATTGGCGCGCCGCAGGAATGATTGCCCGCACACGCTCTTCAGATAGACCAATCTTCTTATTTTTATTGGAGAGGTTTAATAAATCAGCTAATGCCATTTATTTCACCTCCCGTAGATATTCTTTATCCTTCTCAGCTTCCTATTGTTTCATTTCTTCAAACTCTTCATAGTCAGCATCAGTTAATACTTTATCTTCTGGATAATCGTAAATCTCATTATCTTCTTCATCGCCGCCATCAACATCAATCTTAGCTTCTCTTTCCTTATCTTGAGCAATAGCTCTAACAGATGCATCAATCATGTTACCAAGATTCATTTCTTCTGTAACAAGAGAGTAAGTATAGTGTTGAAGATCTTGTAAAACTTTATCTACCTTATCCATCGGCCCATCAGTGTAATAACGAGGAATAAATCCTTCACGCTCGCAAATTGTAACTAATTCACCAATAGAATCTACAAATTCGCCAGATTCAGCTTTATTCTGCGCGGCTGTGAGTTTAGCGCTCTTCATCAAGCTATCATACATTTTGATCATCTTCTGCGCGCCATCAACATCGCCGCAGTCTAGAAGCTAATTAGATTTCAATGAAGTCTTACAAATCATGATAAGAGTATCTTTCATGCCAGCCCCTTGAATATCGTATGAAGCCATCATATCATTATATAATTGCTCCAACCGCACCCATTCCTCTGGACGATATCCACGACCCCACTTAAGTCTTAACATTACTTTATCTTCTTCAGTAAGTTCATCTGAGAAGTCATCATCGGCTTCTGAAGGGTCATAATATTCAGGAGTACCTACAGCCTCTTGTGGCTCAGTTAAAATTTTTGGCTTAGGCGGAGTTCTATCCGTCGCAAGCTCAGTTTCAATTTCTTCGCCAGTCATACCTTGCGCTTTCATTTGATTAATCTTACGCATACGCTGCTCTTCTTCAAGCGCTTCGGTATCTGCCCAAGAATACTAACTCCACTATTTAAGTTTCATTTTAGATAAGTAACGGCCGATAATAGTTAAGCCAGTTACTTTTTTAGGATCTTTGCCATATTTCTCTAGTAAAGCATCCCATTCTTCTTTAATATAAGGCACATCAATTTCTTGTAAAATCCATTTATATGTTTCTGGGTCCCAGTTATCGACGTGCATGGTTAAACATTTCTTGCAAATATCCATCTTTCCGTCTGGTGGATATTTCTCTACGTTTTTAGAAGTGTAGAATTCACTATCATTCATAGTCTTTCCGCACTTCTTGCAAAAATGCTGTCCAGCCATATGAATCAACCTCTTTTCTTATTACGACATTTCTTACAAATAGAATACCAATTATCTTTACTTGTCTTATTCTTTGAAAAGAAAAGATTGTTCGCTGGCTTAATCTGTCCACATTTAGAACATTTTTTCATTGGGTAACCGCGTTTAGTGTACTCCCAAATTAAGAAATCTTCTTTAGCCTATTCCGCAATTACCTTTGGAATCTTATTACGCCACAGACTAGAAATATATTCTACACTATAGGTTTGATGAAATTCTTCATCAAGTAACTTTTGAATCTCACTATTCGGTTTACCATCAATCTTCCACTCAACAATTCTATCATAGATAGGATAATCAGCAAGAGCCTTAGTACATAAATTATCAAAGTCTTGCATTAAATACCAAGTATCTCCCTCAAACTAATCCCAACTATCTTCCTTGAGTTTAGAATAATTACATAAAATAGCAGATACTACTTTAGTATCCATTAATGAAATGCCATCTACAACGATTTCAGAACCATCTAAATAACTCTTATCATCAAGAGGTAGTGATGTTCTAGCAGATCTCGTTAATCGACACGGAATAATTGGCTTCTAATAAGCCTATTTAATAATATATTGATCTTTCCGCATCTCAATTAACGCTTTCTTCATCATAAAAGCCGTCTTACCAGAGGCGTGCTTCGCTGCTGCTTCCCAAGCGTTTATAGTATCTCGCAGTTGTTTCAAACAGGGGATTGTCTCTAAATCTTTATCTGTAATCGAAATCTTTGGTTGAAAAATTACATTTTTATTTTCATTAACTAAATTATAAATACCATCTTCGCCGTTCTCTAACTAACTAACAAGACCTTCGAAAGAACATTCTCTCTTGTTTACCGTAGTCATACGGTTATCTGTCAGTATATTGCGTTCTTTTCGCTCTTGCTTTTCCATGCAGAGAACAAGATAATTACCTAAAATTTCAAGATACGCAGGACTAATATCCGGCGTTTCCGCAATTATCTTTTCAACTAGCGCTTTACGCTCTTCTGGAGACTCTAGAGTATAATCTAATTTAATCACACTTGTCATCTCCTTTATGCTTATATAATAACAAAAAAAAACTGGTATGTCAAATCTATTTGACCAAATTAAATTATTTTGTTATAATAATAATAGAAAAATAATAAAGGGAGTATTTCTTATGAACTTTTGCGACATTCCAGCTGAAGCGTTCCCTGAAGGCGCATAGTTCTATCATAATGTAACCGTGATAGTAGTTTCTGTAGCTGAAGATATATGGGATGAAGATTTTGACTCTATTTGGTATCTTGACTAGTTAACCGCACCAGAACCAAAAGCAATCCTATTCTTCAAAGAAGGAAGAGAAATTATCAACGATGCTGATGTAGATGTATTTTATGATTGCGACGATGAACAAGAGTGCGATTGGTTACTAGATTATTATGAGAATTGCATAGTCGAAATAGATCCAGATGGAACGGTTTCATGGTATGAAGGAGAATTTTAATGAACCAAATTAACATAAAAGAATATTTTAAAACAGAGAAGGAGAAATTGCGGCTGGCCGTTATTGAGCATGATTATGAGCCTCCTTCTCTTACGATTGTAGATGCCACAGACGGAGACATCGGCAATCAGATTTATATTAAGAAGAAGATTGAGGATTTTGAATCTGTGGGTTGGCCTGTAAAGGTTGTTAGGCCGAAAGATAAGTTTGATTTACATTATCTATTAAGCTATGGTCTTGAGACAGATTGTGTAATTGTCCAAATGCCAACGGCAGAAAGATTTAATTTCGACATTGAAGATATTCCATCGTACTTTGATTGTGATGGTTTAACTAAGAATGCTCTTGTTCTCCCTGCCACTGTTCGAGGTATTATTGATTATCTTGATGATTGTGGTTTTGATTATACCGGTAAAACTGCTGTTGTTCTTGGTAGAAGCGATATCGTCGGTAAGCCTATGGCAAAGGCTTTGCTAGATAGAGATATGACTGTTTCCGTTTGTCACAGTAAAACGAACTATGGAGATAAAGAATATCTTCTTCATAACGCAGATCTAGTACTCTGTGCTACTGGACAGCCGCAGTCCATTTATAGAGAACAATGCGAGTCTGCTATTGTTGTCGATGTCGGGATTAGCCGACTTAATGGCAAAATTGTTGGAGACTTCGTAGAGGACGAAAATAATATTGTCGGAGAAGCTTGGTCTACTCCAGTTCCCGGTGGTGTGGGTCTATTGACAAGATTGGGGTTGATGAAAAATTGTCTAGATCTCAAGGTATTGTAATTGGTAATATAGGAGCAACTATTTTAGACCTAGAAACAGAATTTGAACGGGCGAGAATTATGACCTATCCTCTTGGTGATTGGTTACATAATAAAATTTCTCGTCAAGAATATAAAGAAAAAATGGCTATTTATCGAGATAAACAATCTCAATATGTAGCTAAAAGACTCTTTGAAATTTATGGATTTGAAATCGCTCAAAAGTATAAGCCAAATTATGTGCAAGATTTTATTCCCTGCATGGGAGCAGACGGACAATGCAATCTATATTGCAAGAAGTTTGGAAAATGCTGACAATAAAAGTCTACACACTATATTTGAAAATTAGGGCAGAACGAATATCCAGTTCTGCCCAACATCATTTCATTTTAAGGAGGCCGCAATAAAAATGGAAAAGCATTTCAAGCAATTGATTATCGCAAGACGTGATTTGAATATGTCACCTGGTAAGTTAGCAGCGCAAGTATCTCATGCATCTTCTGCTTTCCTCATTGAGATGATTAGAGATTCTTGGCCAGAGAAAGTACAAGACTTTTATCAAGTAAATTATAGACTAGATAAAGATATTTATGATAGCTGGATTAACGATGGAGTGACCAAGGTAGTATGTGGCGCCCGCAATAAAGGAAAATTGGAAAAAGCCATTGAGAAGGCTAAAGAATTAGGCATGATTGAAGGTGTCGATTACTTTCCTATTGTTGATGCTTGCAGAACTGAGTTGATTCCAGAGTCCCCGCAGGGAACTTTGACGTGTGTAGGATTTAGACCTATGGAGGCAGAGAAGATTGATGAAATTGGGAAAGATTTTCATTTGTATTAACATCTTAGTTCTTTCTCTTTTGATGTTGACTGGATGCACGGAGAAATGGCCTAGAATTATTTATCAAAATACTAGTTACAGATTTGACGAGTATAATCGTACTATTGTTTTGGATGATGGCTATGTATTAGATGGTGGCCATAGCTATGACATTGTAGAAACGGAAAATGGCTATGATATTATTTTCCATTTTATTGCAGAATGAAAACTGTACCAAAGGAGAAAGAAAAACATTGAAGATTACGCACCGAGTAATATGCCCTATCTGCGACAGCATCTTTGAATTTGATCCAGCGACTGAGTGTGATATTTGTCCATGCTGTCATAAGAGCTTTGCCATTGGAGAAAAATAGGGCGAGTGACATACGCCGTCGCAATTTAAAAATCGTAATTCGAAAACGAAAATGGTTTTCGAGATTTTAATGGCGTGGGAGAACGAGTTTGTGAAAATTTTCACACTTTTTCCCGAAATACACGCCCCCGTACTGTCGCACTTCATCACGCTAAAGCATTACAGTTAAACAGCTACCCCTACTTTAGTTAGCTAAAGCGTCTGTCGCTATTATTATGTATCGCGCGCGCGTAAAGAGGAATTGGTCAATCTGCACAACCGGATCGGCACTCACTTGTGCAGATTGACGAAACGCAGAAAATTACAAAAAAGTTGTTGACAAGCAAGCACGGCTATGCTATCATGCAATCACAGGCAAGGGAAAACAGCTTGCCAAGCACCTCGAAAAAAAAATAAAAAAAAAAGTCTTGACAAGCAAGACAAGGTGTGGTAAACTAAAGACAATCCAAGAGGGAACACAAAAACAGTCAATCAAAAGAAAGTGAGTGTATCAAAATGACAAAAGTAGAAATGGCTCGTACTCTCCAGCGTATCCGCAAAGTGCAGAACGACATGGACGCCCTCAAGCGTGAGTTGGACGAACTCAAAGACACCGTAAAGGCGGAGATGGTAGCGACTGGCGAACACAAGGTAGAGGCTGGCGGCTGTATCGCCACCTATCAGGAAGTCACCAGCAACCGCTTTAATAGCTCTGCGCTAAAGGCAGAGGACAAGGCTACCTATGACAAGTATGTGGTAGCCAGCACCACCGCAAAACTGACCGTGAAGTAACAACAACCACCATAGGACTGCCTGTATAGGCAGGCAGTCCTAACCTTAGAACAAAAGAAAGAGGTATTATTATGGAGTTCATCAAGTATTTCACTAACCCGCAGTTCGATAACGCCAAGTTCGCAGATATGCTGCGCCTGAAAATGAATGTGCGTGCCAAGGCAGTAGAGGATGGCGTTATCCTTGACCGTGACGCTTTTAATGCCATGAGCGCTGCTCTCATGCCTAACTGGGCATGGCTGAATAAGCAGAGCATCAATAGTCCTCTGCACACCAGACCCGCAGACCCCGCGGAGTGGCCAGAGCTGACCCATGCCTATCGCTACTTGCTTGCCATAGTGTTCGATGACAAGGACGCTTGCCAGCTTGAACGGGCAGACGGGCTTGAGTACATCAGTCAACAGGCAGATATGGTGGCTGACTACTGGCGTAAAGAGGAAGGTTTTTCTGGCGTAGCAGTCATTGATAATGCCACTGGCGAAATCATGCACATGGCAGATTAAGGCATAAGGGCGCTCTGCGGGAGCGTGGAGCGCCCAACCCGCAAACAAAAGAAGGGAGTATTATTATGACTTATAACGAATTTCTGAGCCGCTTCTGCGGTTGCCACGAGGATGAAGTCGGCAATCGACCCTGTGATAATGGCTGTATGTGCGACAAGTGCATGACGCCGGAGCTTGAAAAACTGTGGAAAGAGGTGCGGGATAATGCGTAAAGTAGCAAAGGTGACGCTGTACAGCGTATGCCTGGCAATCCTGTTGTGGTTTTTCCTCTCATGGCTCGATATAGTATGGGATAACTGTGAACCCAATCCGCACCACAGTCCGTATAATGTCTTTATCCTTATGACGCAGCAAGAGGAAAAGACAGAAGAACCTACCGCAATAGAGGGAACTTGCGGAAGTCCGCTTACCGATCAGACAAGACTGGCAACCGCAATCATAACCAACATTGACGGCAACACGCTTACTCTTGTTACGCTTGAGGATGGTGAGGAATGGACAGTTGAAGTTGGATATGGCGAGAACTTCTCAACAGATGACTATCTGTGCGTGTTCTTTGATACCATGGGAACTGACTCAATCTATGATGACGAGATTGCCAAACTCTGGAAAGAGGTCTGGTAAATATAGGGTGGAGAAATCCACCCTATATTTTTGTGCATTTTTTATAAAGACATTTTCGCCTTAAGTCGGCGGCGCGCTGGCGACCGCGGCGCGCCGAGTTTTGCGTTTGTGCAAGTTGCACAAATTTGGAAGTGAAATTTTGGTATAGGCAAGTTGCACAATCAATCCCGAAATCTTTGTGCAATTTGACAGTTGACAATCCCTTGTACCTGTGGTACAATGGTATCATCAAAAGAAAGGAAGTGCTCCAACATGGCTAATCGCATTGGATTTACTGACACCCTCACTGGCAAGGAAACTGTCTGCGGGACTTGGGCAAAAACGACCCTCGCAGTTATTCAGCTTTCCGTTTCACATAACGATTGGGCAAGATTTCTCCCATTCTGCAATGGTTGGAATCTTGACTACCCGCAGAAAGATGAATGTCCGATTGAGTATCGGGCGAGAATGATTGATATGGCCATCGGTCTCCAACTCATTTGAGTTGGAGACCCCGGAGAAAGGATTTGAGATTATGTTACCGAGAAGACATTGCGCATACGATATTACCACCGGCGAAATCCTCTGCTGTGATCGCGGAAATCATCTCAAGCGTTCAGTTGCCCTGACTAAGAGAGTTAATAAGGAAATGTTCGGAGTGGCCGGGCAATGGCGGTTCTGCCACGACTTCGGCAAGAAGTGGAATAAGAAAGGGGTGCCCACCAGATGAAAAACTATCTGTTTTATGATGAAGAAACTGGCGAACATTTCTTCGTTCAAGAAGTCAATCTATGGAAAGCTAATCAGACAGCGCATCTTTTCTTTCAGCGTCCCTTTTACAAGTGTTCCATGAGCGACGCAGAGGCTGAAATGTACGGATACGATACCTACTAAGAGAAAGCCGGTGATGAACCGGCTTTCTTTACTTTTGGTAAAATTTTTGATATAATAATTACAGAAGAAATGAGAAAGGAGAATTTTCTAATGACGCTAGAAGTGCTGAAAGCACTGGCTGTCATTCTGGAGTTCTGCATGAACCAAGATTCTTGCAAGAACTACCCAATGGCCCAGTTCTGTTAGAAGATGCCATGTGAGTGGTAATCTAATTCCTTTCGGCAAAATGCCGCGGCTCCCGTCTGGAGTCGAATTTTCGCACAGGCTAGGTCTATAGAAATAAAAAACCAAAATGGCTGAATCTACTTACTCTAGAAAATTAGATGCAATGGGAAGAATTATGATTCCTGTTCGACTTCGTGATCAGCTCGGACTTATTACAGGCCGAGAGTATTCATTCGAGGTCCGTTAGATCGACGGCCGCAATTACATTTGTATTGATTGTGGTTTGAATACTGAACTGGAAGAAGCTATGAAACTTGTCCAAAATGCTGGACTAAAAGTTGTGAAAACTGACGATTGACAAACCATGCTTTCTATGGTATACTTAAACCATCAAAAGAAAGAAGATTTGATGTGATGTATGAGTATGAAGTCTTGCTAAAAGATGGCGAGCGTACCTTCATCTGGGGTCGCGATTACGACGATGCTCTCTGCCGGCATCCAGAAACGGCAAAGGAAATTGAAGCAGTCCTATTTCAAGAGTATATAGACTGACCTCCCATTTGGGATGTCTCTTTTTCTCTCGGCTGGCCGTTGGCGCACGCCGCGGCCAGTTTTTCGTGTCAATATACAAGTTGCACAAATTTCTCGATCAATCTTTGTGCAATCTGACGATTGACAGCTTTCCCG